AAAGGAGATTACTATGGCTGATGAAAAGACTTGCGAAACTAAGAAGTGCCCTATTGGTGGTTTTTGCTGGAAGAACCCCACTCACTGGTTCCTCTTCCTTGCTGTATTACCTTTCACTGTTGTTGGTGTTACTATGGTTGTCAATGTAGTACACAACTTGGTTGGCACTGTAGTCGGTAAGTAATTTATTTACATATTTACCAATTCAACAGCCCCTGCTTCGGTGGGGGCTGTTTGTTTATATTTACACAAATCAAATACAATAAATACTGGCATGGAACCAGAATTTTCTCCAGATGACTTTGCCAACTACATCAAAGCGATGTTTGGAACTCCACCAGAACAAGGTGGAAGTTCTCCAAAAGACACGCACGAAGATGGTGCAGAAGACATAGAAGTTCGTATGCATGACATTGTGCAGGAATTGGCTGAGCGGCAAAAAGATGGAGATAAATTAACTAAACAAGAGTTGATGCTTTTGCAAAAAGCAAAAAAGTATTTAAAAAATCGCATGACCGAATATTATAAAAAACTAGAAGACGATGAGCAAAGAGAAAGTGGAAGATAAATAGTAATACCATGAACAATAATATAAACGAAGAAGAAACATCTGCACAAAAAACAATAACACCATCAGCATTTTCTGTGGTGAATGCTAATGCAGAGGCACTTTCAAAGGCAAAAACTCAAAATGTGAAGAGTCCAGACAGAAAATGGTTTTTGCATAGAGTAGTTCAACAACTCATACCAAGTATTTCTGCTCAAGTTATTCAACAAAAGCAAGAAGAAGAGGAAATGCGTAATAGAGATCGAAATATCATATAATTTACTAAAGTGAACGGGTTTATCGCTTTTAAAAGAAAATATATGAAAAAAGCAAGAAAAAAGCACGAAGCATTGATAGAATATGAAAAAAATGGCATGTATTCTTTGATGTTGTATCATGCCGGAGACTATAAAAAGTTAATAGAAGCCGAATCTCCATCAGATTTGCTGCAATATGCACTTGACAAATACGAAAACGACTTTATAATGGTGATACCACCTGTGATTGAACAGATAATCAGTTGTGAAGCGTTTGAATATCACAGTTGGGTCAGAAAAGTAGAACAGAATCTCAAGGATGATCTAGAAACAGAATTTGGATCCGTATATATCGACGAGCCAAATCCAGACGCCGAAGATATTTGAATAGGAAATTATATTATGACAGAAAATCCAAGCGAAGTAATCAATCCAAAAATTTATAGTGAAAAAGAAATGCAATCCATAATGGAAAAGGCATGGGAAGATGGTTATACCACTTCTTCGGCCGATTCTTTTCATGGAAAAAATACTTCTTATAAGAATTCCGATTGTTTCAAGGAATTTGGCAAACTTGTTATTGGCCAAGCCAAAAGCATTTTACCCAATAAAAACACTTGACACTTTTTCAAATTGTGTTACAATGATGACATATAGATGATTCACCACTTACAGGAGAATGCAATGTATCTTTTAATAGTTTCTTAAAACGGGCAATGCCCTAAGCCAAGATGATATATATTAGCCATACATTGCGTGTTTTAGCGAACACGATCAGGGCAACATTAGGTGAGATAACTCTCATCTACCTAGCAACTAAGCCAAGAATGAAATGGTTGCGAAAAGTTTCTGAGAAGACTTGTTTCTCAGCGGTGTGAGAAAGTTTACGGGCAACTTTCACAACGAACTTAACCGTCTAAAGTTTACGGATCTTTAAAACCGTTTTATGCCTCTATAGCTCAGCGGTAGAGCAGTCGGCTTTTAACCGATAGGTCGTAGGTTCAATCCCTACTGGAGGCACTTCCAGTGTATACAGATTTTCGGCAAATTTGTATTACCATTTATTGATGCCGTAACGAAAGGATTGGTTTATGACAACCACCATTACTAGTAAGAAGGATCGTGTTTTGAATTACCTGCACAGCGGCCGCGGACTCACCTCTGCACAGGCTCGTCAACTGTTTGATGTTAAGAACTTTCGCGCAACGATTAGTTCTATCAAGGAAACTGTTGAGCGTTATGGTAACTGGCGTATCGTATCGCACACTACGCGAGAAGGTACTACTCGCTACAGCATGAAGCGTGTTCGACTCGTTGGTCCTTCGAACTACCGTATTGGCGATACTCGCTAATACCTAGTTGTGTGAACGAAAGGACGGAGCATAAATAACTCCGTCTTTTCTATTGCCTTGTGGTGTAACGGTAGCACCGAACCCTTTGAAGGTTTTTGTCTTGGTTCGAATCCAGGCAGGGCAATTCGCTACTTTAGCTCAATGGTAGAGCAGTGCTTTTGTAAAGCACAGGTTGCTGGTTCGAGTCCAGTAAGTAGCTTTCAGGAGGTCTTTTATGGCAGGCAAAAATGGCGCTGGCAAAGGCGACTCATACAGAAAAGTTGATTGGGAAAAGTACTCAAAAAACTACGACATGATATTCAATAAGAAAGGAATACATCATGAAGAACGAGATCCAGATTGTGGGACTGATGACGGGGGAGCAGATAATCGCAAAGGTGGAAGAACAGGACGGAGGTCTTCTCCTAAAGGGAGCAGCGATTCTGATTCCAGCCGGTAAGGGAGAATTGGGAATGGCACCTTGGATTCCATATGGCAACACTGAAAATGGTATTTTCATTAATACCAATACCATTGTGTGGAGTGTGGAAGCAAAGACTGATCTTGCAAATCATTACAATGGCGCATTTGGTAATGGCCTCATTGTTCCGACCCCGCAAGAACTTTCGGTTCCTGAATTGAAGTTAGTTGACGCTTAATTAAATTTGTGATACAATACGGGTGCGAAAGCAGCCGTATTGTTTTTTGTTCCCGTAGCTCAGTTGGATAGAGCATCAGATTTCTAATCTGATGGTCGCTGGTTCGAATCCAGCCGGGAACGCTTGTGTTTTGATTGTTGTTGATGCTAAATAATATCAGACATCTATATTAAGGAGTATCATATGCGTATTCAAGAAATGTGTTACGAACTTCGCAATCTCGCACGCCAAGAGCAAGAACTTCCTAAAAAAGATCTATATTACCAAAGCGCAAAAGCACTTGAGATTCTTTTGAATATGGTCAAGATGGGCGATCTCATAGTTGCTGAAATGGAAATTTGCAAACGGAATCCGGATAAATGCAAATCGTGTGATAGAAATGAAACAGGTCCACATGAGTGGCCTATCAATGAAACATCTATTGGTATGATAGATCGCTTCATAGAAGAATTGGCAGTTTTTCAATACATTGATTTGAAGACTCGACATGGCGTAGAAAACGATTACGAATATTGGCACGATAAGAAAGAATACAAAGAATGACATACAGACTTCATATTGATATTCCGATTAATGGCAATGAAGCAGATGCACTAAGAATTGCCGAAGAAATTATTCGATTTGGTTTTAACAATGCGATTGCAGAAAAGCACATCAAAGATCTTGGCGTAGAATCTATCAATTATAGATTGGGCCACGATGATGATCGCCAGAAGAGTAATTACTTTATTAAGAATTCTTCTGGCCATGCAAACAACAAAAAATCAAAAATTGTACTGATTCCATCGTTGACAGAAACAGAATAATCAGTATAATACAGTAGTAGTAACAAGCGCGATGGGCGGACGGTTTTCGCAGACCCGCTTATAACGGGTTCAATCAGGTTCGATTCCTGGATCGCGTATTATGGAAACTCGCAATATCATAGATCATTATCATTATTGGAATCACGATGACATTGTTGCCAATCTTGATTCTAAGAGAAATAATTTTACTGTACTATGCAGCAATCTTGGCAATGATTTTAATATTGCCACGGTCATTAGAAATGCAAACGCTTTTCTTGCAAAAGAAGTTTGGATCTATGGTCACAAACAATATGATCGTAGAGGTACTGTAGGTACACATCACTATACGCATTTTAGACAATTCAAACAAGAGGAAGAATTGTTAGAAGCCATGCGTGGAATGTATGTTGTTGGAGTGGACAATATTGGTAAAGCCAAAAGTATTGATGAATTTGTTTGGCCACAATCTCGTCCTGTGCTGATGATGTTTGGTCAAGAACAAATTGGACTTCCACATAATCTGATTGACTTGTGTGATGAAATGGTGTATATTAAGCAATATGGATCTGTCAGAAGTCTCAATGTTGGTACAGCAAGCGGTATCGCGATGTACGATTACTGCTCTAAGGTCTGCAATAGAACGCAGACATGCTGATAATTACATCCGCTGGGCCCCGGCGATATATAATGAAGTTTGTTTGGGGCTTTCTGCTCCCATAGATTAACCGGCTAAATCACCGCCCTTTCAAGGCGAAGAGTCGGGGTTCGAGTCCCCGTGGGAGTACTTTGTTGGCGGTTGTCGTATAATGGCCATTACGCTGGTTTTCCAAACCTGACACAAGAGTTCGATTCTCTTCTACCGCATTATGAATACTAAAAATATAAAATCTAGGTATGGTCAAATCCGCACAATAACTGAACAAGCCGATGGTTCTTTTATTGTTGAAGGAGAAACGGAATACTATAGATGCGCCGGATTGTCTGAGGATGTTTCTGGTTTGTATATGATCGATTTTGAAGGTGGGCCATATATTCAAGTTGGAGATCCTTTGCTTGATACTAAAGATTGTGGCATAGTCAAATCTATAGAAATTATAAAGTCGGAGACTGAAGGACGGTTGGCAGTAAAAATTATTTGTGCATAAAGGAAATATATCATGGATAATTTTATAAGTTTTATTGCTACTATGTTTGTCCTTGTAGTCGGTCTTGCAATACTTTCTGCTGTTTTTGCCGTTGTGGTGTCTATTGCCATCCGCGCATTTAGGGGAAACACATGAGCGCATGTACATATTTCATAGGTTGTACTCACTTCGGACACGAAGCCATGTATCGCTTTGTTCGTGCAAATGGCGAAAAGGTTCGTCCATATTCTTGTGCCGAAGAAGGTGATGCAGTCATGGTGGCAAACTGGAATAATACCGTTCGCAAGGGCGATAAGGTTTATGTCATGGGCGATGTGGCATTTAAGCCTAAAGATCTAAAAATCCTTGGATCACTCAATGGCTCAAAGATTCTCATCAAGGGCAACCACGATGATCTGCCTTTGTCGCAGTATGCTAAATACTTTCGAGATGTTCGTGCATATCACAAACTCGACAATGAAGTTCTGTCGCATATTCCTATTCATCCTGTGTCTCTATGGAGAGCCAAACGAAATGCATTTTGGTTGAACATACATGCTCACCTACACGCCGAAGAAGTGATGCTTGTAGAAGGCGTGACAGATCTCAGATATTTCTCTTGCTGTGTAGAGAGAATCGGGTATACTCCAATAAGTATCGATGAGATACGAAACCGCGTTGCCGCACTTCATCACAAGGAAAACACATGACTACTAAAAAGAAAATCACTAAGCCTGCTTACAAGCGTTATACTCTTTCACTAATGCCCCCACCGGGTGTATTCTCTGTACTGCTTGACTTGGCTATTATAGCCATGCTCACCTTTGCCGCTAGTACATTGTTTCTCATGAGTCTGCAACTCTGTCAGAAGATTACCATTACTGTAGGAAAGTAAATCAATGGCTGATATATTTGTCGGAGATAACGATCATGGTGATGCAGTTCCGCCTACTGATGTTCTATTGCAAACGATTAAAACACTCCGTGAGGATGTTGTGCAACTTGCCTATGAACTTAACGAATTAAAAGCGTTATATAAACACGAGGAATCTGTAGCAAAGAGTTACGAAAAGATTCTTCACAAACACCACGATATTTTTTTTAAGTTAGCACAGGACGAGAACACCAATGAGAATTAAACCACCCACACTTGGAGAAAAGATTGCCATGACAATGACAAATGACAATGCACCAATCAATGACGCATCTACTCTTGTGGCTCGTCTAGAGGAACATTCAGATTTTGCACACAAGGTGGTGCGCGATCTCCTGAGGGAGGCTTCGGATCGAATTCAGTTTCTC